CTACCACCTGATCCACTACTGCCACTTGATCCGCTGCTACCACCTGATCCACTACTGCCGCCTGATCCGCTGCTACCACCTGATCCACTGCTGCCAGAACTACTAGAACTACTAGAACTACTAGAACCACCGCCATTATTGTTGCTAGCACTAGAAGACTGAGAAATATCAGAGGTTGCTAAAAACGTTGTGCTTACTTCTACAGTTTCATTTGCAGAAGCAGTTAAGTTTGTCGATGTTGCTGATGGACCTATAGAAACAGAGAAAAACTCACTTGCAATATTAACAGGACCAGGAGCAACCGTATCTGGAGATGCTGGTGAAGCAGTTGGTTCTATTGTTCCGATAGAAGTTACCGTTCCTTGAATACCAGAGACAAACTGAGATGTTTGAGCACCTTGAGTTCCCTGAACACCTTGAAGTCCTGCAGTAGGAGATGCTATATCACCACTAGGTGTTTGTGATGGAGAATCGTTACCTAAAGTAGTTGTAGAAACAACAGACGACTTACCACTCCTATTAATAGTGAAATCTACAAGGTTCTGAGTTTCAGATCTAACTGGACGTGTAGCAGTTAGATTCTCTTGAGTATTATTTAAGATGCCAACAGAATAGAACTTTTCTTCTGCGCTTGTAAGAGGAACGCCACTAGTTTGAGACAGAACCTTGTTACTTGAAAGTTTAAATGTTTTTACGCCACTTTCAAATGCTGGGTTTGATGTAATACTTGGATCTGGAATAAAGAGAGAACCAACAACCACACCTTTTTGATCTGTAATAAACTTAACGTCTCTGATGGTTGCTTCAGCTCCACTGGTTTGACCTCTTAAAGTCATGTTAGTCGTTACCCAACCGTAGAAGTCTCCAAGAGATTGTGCAGACAAACTGTAAGTATCAACGTTTAATATTGTAGAGGTTGCTGAATATGCTGAAGGAATAACTGCTTCTCTAGAATATGGATTTGCACCAAAGACTTGAGTTGGCAGGTTATATGGACCAAACTTATGATTTTGTTGAGCAACTCTAAACTTGATTGATGGAATGTTAGTATCAAACTTACTTCCAAATAATCCAACAACTGTCTCTCCAACCTGGAAAGAACCAGAAATCATTTCAATTTCTATCAGTTTAGGAATCATATATTTTTGAATATCTTGTCCTTCAAAGACGCCATAAACTCTTGTAAATGGTTTCATTCTTCTGGCAACAAATTCAATATTTCTAGTTCTGAGATATGGAACAATCTGAGAACTAGCATTATCACCGAAAAGATTCTTCAGAACCTTTCTTGCATTTTGAACTGAAGTCGTTCCTGTCTTGTTATATGTCTGAATGTAATCATTTACTACATCATAGTTTTCAAGGATATTAGATGAATATCCATCATCTAAACCTGACCAGAATGTGTCCCAAGAACCCCAAACAACTGGGTTAAATCCTGTCTGCTTATCATTATCAGTTACACCCAACTGTTCTGGAGATTCGGTGTAGTTACTCAGATATTCATTGTTTCTAGCATTTACTGTTGTTTGATCAACCCAAACATCTGATGATGGAGTCAACTCAATGCTTCCTCCATAGTAAGAAGAACGAATAGGAGAAACTCTCTCTTGTCTAGTTGCATATGGTTGCTCAACTTCAGAAACTTCTGTGTAATCAAGAGTTACAAGTTGTCCTGTTTTCTTAACATTTGAACCAAGTAAATCAGAAACAAACTCAGTATCAACAAAAGGATCTGCAGCGCCATTAATACCTATTGTAGAAGTGCTTCCGAGAAGGAGATCAACTTCAGTAGTATAAGGAGCAGGTCTTAACTCACTATTGACAATATCAATACTATTTTTTACGATAGTCTCCTTTCTTTGCGCCTTTGTTGAAGAGAAGTCATCAACAAAGAAACCAGACTTAAATCTTATCAGTCCATTGTTATCTTTGATTGGAAGATTAGCAGTATCAACCTCAAGAAGAGATAATGCAGTAAAGAGTTCAAGATTACTTAATCTCTTCTCAAGTTTATTGATGTCGGACATCTTATATCTCTTATACTCAAAGACATCGATGTCTGCATTATCAACATTATAGAGATATGCTGGGAGGGATACTCTTGCAACTTCTATTGCATCATCGACAGCACTTGGTAGTTGAGGACTTTCTGCAGGGGTGCCACGATTTAACTGGAATACACCATCTTTGGTCAAGAACAGTCTGTCTATTCTAGGAAGATAATATGAATATCCAATATTAATCTGTTCGTCACCTGCCAAAATATTAGGAACAGAGTTTCCAGTAGCATTGACAGATCTACCTCTAAACTCAAAGGGAGATAAATCTCCAGTTGTAACAACACCTACTGTAGACGTTCTTGGTCTAATATCAAGAATATCTGAGTTTGGAATGCCATTTACTCTAGTGATATCACCATAATCAAACTCATTATAACTGTTAACTGTTATAATATCACCAGCATCTGAAGAACTAAACTCAGCGGTTTCAAATACAACTTTCAACTTTCTTGTTGGTGCTGATTTGAGATCCTTTCTTACAATTCTTCCATAATCATAAATCGTAGATCTTTGACCATTATCAAGAGTATAGTTTCTGGTGATATTGTTATCACCTCTATTAGTAATCTCTGCAGTTGCTAGGACACCAGTTTCTTTGAACTTTAAGGTTTCTCCTTCTTGGAAAAGTTCTTGATTAAGTAAAATATATCCAATTTTACTATCAGATAACTTTTCACAATAAATGCCTATAGCACCACTACTCTGCCCTTCAAACTCCTCACCAATGTGAAGATCAGTAGTTTTTGCATTAACGCCACTGATTCCAGTTAGATTGATAGAGGGCAGATCTGCAAATGCATTATCATCGGATTCAAAGACACCCCAGAGGTTAGTAACATCTGGTTTTAGTAAACAGATATCCTTATCTTGTACTCTGGTTCCATATGGATATGTTCCATAGGTAAGAGCGTCATTGAGAGTAGTTGTGCCAACTCCAGATGCTGCATTTGATGAGAAAGTAAGATTTAAAACATTAATCTTCTTTCTATTTTTTTGTTTCGCTGTGACTGATGATTTTGTGAGTGTTGCAATCAGAGTTGCGCCCCCATCAGTATTTGCTAAACCTTCAATCTTTAAAGTTGTATTCGCAGAGTTAAAAATAAACTTATCAGCAGTTAACTCCTCTACAGTTCCATCATTACGCATGAGAAGATATCTCTCTTCATCAAATGGTAAGAAGGTTTCGCCTGCATTAGTTTGAATCGTGCTAGTCTCATTACTAGCAACAGTAACTGAATATTTTTTTCTAATAATAAGAGAAGAGTTTGCAGTGTCTACATTAGAAATATTCTTCTTAGGTAATACTGTATAAAGAGTATTATCAGTTGAAGACTGGAACGATGAAGATAATATTCTAAAATCGCTTGGAGAAATAGTATTTGTGGGAAGAGCACCATCACAAATACCAGCAACTGTTGTTACACCAGCAATAGTCAAAGAAGATCTAGAAACACTGTTGACTCTAGCAAGACTTACCGTAGAGTAACCAGCATTAGTAAATGCTACCGTGCTTCCAAGAGTTGCAATACCCACGAAGTTAACATCAGCAGAAGTTACAGTACTAACTCCACCAGATGAAGCTGTGATGCTTACAAAACCTACAGTGGTTGCAGTGCGCTGTTTGATATCAGCGTTAAATGTTCCCCCTATTGCAACAGTGGCAAATATTGATTTTACTTGCTCCGTTCCATACGCAGTAGTTGCGACAGAAACTCTAGAGTTATCTACACCGTCAAAGATAAACTCTTCACCATCTCTAAACTTTCCTTTGGTATTATATACTGTGAGGAGTCTTCCCCCAGATGTATTATATCTTAAAAATCCAGTTGCACCACTAGATTTTCCTCTTACATGAGTAGGAACAGTAAGTTCAACTCCTTGATTCAGGGTTATTTCTGTGTATGTTTGAATATCATACAATGAAATATCATATTCATTAGTATCTGGATTAGTGGTATCATAAGATCCACTTTCTAATGCAAAGTCATAAACTCTAGCAAGTCCAATTTCCCTTCCAGCAGAGGCGATTCCAGATGCTCCCTTACGGGAATCCATCAAATGAACAACAAAATTAGTTCCAATGCCAATTTCTGGAGAACCATGAACTCTATTAAGAGTATATGTTGGACCAGTTACATAGTTTGTTCTTTGGTTAGTAACTGATTTTGTAGTTCTTGGTTTGGGGAAATCTACAAAAGCAGAGCTGATAGTTTCTACAGAATATCCTTTTACAACTGCTTTAGTTGGAGAAATCTGATATGTTGCCAGATCATCACTTGGATTATTGTTATTATAAGTTACCTCTCCTGCATTAAAAATACCACCATTTCCCTTAAGGTCATTGAGAGTTTCTTTTGAAATGACAGTTGGTTGATTAATGTAGTAATCACCAGATTCATTAAAAGTTCTCTTTGCCAGTTCATCACCAAGGATATTATATTGAGAATCTTGGATTAAAGATCTTAAAACTCCATTTCTTACTTCTAATAACTCTACGAAGTTTTCTACGTCATTTTGACCGAGGTCTATTTTAACAAGATCTGCAGTGATTTTTAATCTATCTGCTCCAGGAGCAGCATAGTTATTGAATCCCTTTGCATTATCTACAAGAGATTCGTCTTCATTAGAGTCTACAACCTCTTCTGTTATTTGAAAACCAACTCTATAACTAGATGTATTGCTATATTGATCAAGGATTAAAGTTTGCTCAGGAACAGTTACAAAATAACCTCTTAAAAAATATACTCCTTCATTCAAATATATTGCTGAACCAACCGAGTTCGTATTAACAGGAATAGTTACTGCAAAACCAGATCCAGGTTGAACAATAATACTTTTACCCGCTTCAATTTCATTAGATCCAAATAAACCTTCCTCTAAAAGGAGAACTTCATCATTTGCAAAAGATTGATATGAAGAAGTAAGATAATCAGAATCTAAAAAGTTTACGTATAAAGTGTTGTTACCTCTTTCAGACTCTGTAGATGGCAATACCGAAATGATTGTTGCTCTAACACCAGTATTTTCTCCTCTTATCGTTTTACCAACAAGAGATTTGAGATATGCTAAAATGTTAATGCCAAGATACTCAGATTGAACTTCTACTGCATAGTAGTTGTCAATATAACTGATCTGGCCAGGGATTACAACAGATCCCTCCTTAAAAACGTGGTTACCAAACTGCTCTATCTGGTTCTGTAGAATTGACTGGAGACCAGTTAGCTCTCTCGCCTGTACAGGATACCCAGGTTTGAATAGAACCTTGTAGTATTCTTTATCTTTATTGAAATCGTCAAAATATGGCGATACGTTGAGGTTGAGTTCCTGTGGCATAATTCGTTAGAATTGCAATACTATTTTTATGTCTTCTCTTTGATTTTGAGATCTTGTAATCGCAGGTCTATGATCTACATAAAGAATATTTCCAGTGTGCTTTTGAACCTCTGGATTCGCCAGACCACTTGTAAACTCTTGACCCAAGTTGTATGTTTTATTATTTAGTGACAGTGTAGAACCAGTAAGTGCAGTATCAATACCAACACCTGCAGTGTCACCTGCTTTGATGATTTGAATAGATCCGCCACTAGATGGAGTTGCTGTAAAATCCTTTAAATCAAATCCATATGTTGGAGAGGTATTTTTAGTGAACTCAAGAAGATTTGTTGTATCGGTATTAAATCCAACAAGAGTTCTATCCTGCCAATACTTCAATACACCTGTTGTTTTATCGTAAGATACAACTCTAGCAACAGCAGTAGATCCTGTTCCAATAGTTTGATAAATCACAGAGTCTGCTGGATATGTTGCAGTGCTGTATCCAATACCCAAACGAATAGCACCCAGAGCACTTGCTTTTGATTTTCTTAAAACAGTAGTTGTTCCAAATGCTTTTGGATCTTCTACCAAACCAATTCTAGAAATCTGGTTTCCAGTAATAAAATCTGGATCTTGAGTGTCATTTTCAATTCTTGAATAAACCAAGACTCTAAAAGCACCAAGTTCTCTGTAAATATCTGCCCCATGACCACCTTGTGGTGGAATAATCACGTCAAACACTGGAGAAGTAGTTCCTGATGGAACACCACCAGCATTTGTGTCTATAGTTCCATATGAATAACCAGAACCACCATTAGAGACAGTAACAGACTCTACTTTTGAATCATTATTAACTACAATAGTACACTCTGCACCAGATCCATCACCTCTGATAGGAACTTTAGTGTATGTTGTATTGGCAGTTCCAATGCCAACGCCACGATTCTTGATGGTACAAATTTTGATTTGTCCACTGGTGCCAGCATTTTCTCTAACAGATGCTACATTGTTACCACAAGCGTCTGTTGAAGTTTCAGTATCCCAGTTTTTTGGAACTGGCATAAAGTTAATAGTATCAAACTTTGCAATATCACTTGGTTTGATAGTATAGAGATACTTCCAGACATAACCATCACCACTAGAACCAGCTGCCCTTGGTTCTAAGTCTGTGAATGTTGGTTCATCAAGAGAGGGTCTCCCATTTGGGTTTTCTGGGTTAGTACCATTTTGTAAGCAAATATAAACTCTGAAATCGCTATTTACAACATAATAATTTGCAGAGTAAATACTGAGTGCTTGAGATGGTTTAGATGGATGATCTCTAGTTATATCATGACGATACATATCATAAGTATTTCCAGAGACCCACTCAATCTTTCTGACTACCTGTCTGACATCACCAGGTATAATCTTTTTGAGAGCGATCATCGTGTCCCAATAAGAGTTCTCCTGATCTTCAGCATCCTTAGGAGCAGGTGGAGTTGTATCCCAATCTGAATACAACTCCTGTGGGTGGGGTAGACCAACAAACGCATAATATGAGTTTTTATCAGATGATGCCAAAGAAACAAAGTTCTTAGCATTCAAAATCCTCAGTTGGTCAGTTATAATGGCAGCCATTTCTTATGAGTTTTTTACTTATTTATCAAAGATAGTTGATTGTCTTAAGTGGATTCTTTCTTCTAATAAATGGTGAAGATGAAAGACCAACATAACCTTCTGTAGAATATCCAACAAAGTCTCTAGTTGAAGTCCTTTGAGTAATGTCAATCTTACCCCAACTATAGTCACCATAGAATCTTCCTTTATAACTACCTGGATATTGTTGTGGAACAAGTCCGTTGTAGTCTTCAACCCGAACTGTGATTCTAGAGGGAACACTGTCACCAATGATTGCTCTCGCAGAATCATTAACAATAAGGGCAGTTCTTGCAATATCATCAATTGTAAGAGTGACTCCATTTAATATTCTTGCAGTAGATGTTGCAGAAATCTCTACAGGACTATCAATAGTTTCTGTTACACTAAATGTGAATGGTGAGCCAGTGATAAGAGTTCCGTCTGGGTCATTTGGACCGACCACAACAGGACTATCAAACATTTCAAAGTCAATAGTGACATAGCGAGTTTCTTCGATTAAAGTCCCTGCAAGACTTGATCCATATTCAGCATTAGCAACTTGATAGATTCCATCAAAGAATGTTGATCCATAACTAATCACAGATCCATCAGCATATCTAAGAGCAGTCATTCCAAAACCTAAGTTGGTGTTACTAATAGCAAAGTAATCTCCAACTTGAATTCTAGTTTCGCTAATAGCAGTTCCCACATATGCAGGATCTCTGAGGAAAGAATCATCTTCGATCTCAAGATTAAGAATTAAACCCTTAACTCCAGTAGTTGCAGTTCCAACAACTGATGTTGTGGCAACACCAACAATAATACCAAAATCACCACTATAACCCTTACCGAGAAGTTCTTCCTTATGAAGTTTGGGTTCTGATATCATTACCAAAGGAACATTGGTAAATGTATATCCATAACCAGGATTAGTAATGGTGAAACTAGTCACCATTCCATTGCTAATGTTAGCGGTTGCTTCTGCTTTACCTGTTATACCTATTCCAGTTGGTAGTGATATGGTTACATCTGGGGCAGTTAAATATCCAGATCCACCAGCACCTGTAGTTCCAAGTCCAGTGACTGGATCTGTAAGAACAATAGATGAGATAGTACCAGCAGCGGAAACTACAGCAGTTGCAGCAGCGGCACATACTGCATCTTGAGACATAATCTCAATAGAGTTTTTAATCTTTCCTTGAGCATTTTCTTTGGTGCTGTCAAAGAATGTCCTAACACTCTCAACGTAGATTGTAGTATCACCAACTCCAACATCCTGCAAGATAGCAGCTGCTGGATTTACCAGTGATTTATAGATTTCTCTATCTTTTGCTACTGGTTGATCATTGATAATCTTATCTTCGGTTTGACGGCACCACTGTAATGCTCTCTCATAAGAAAGATCTGTGGAGATTCCAGGACCAGGATAAACGTTAGTTTCTAAAGTATCAGTCGCTGTAATATCTACAACAAGTCTTGGATCCTCATCGTATACAGGATGATCATCATATAGTTCAACAGTATCGCCAACCTTAATGGTTTCAAGAACATCTACTAAAACAACATCAATATCCTTAGATCCTCTATAGAACATGATCTTAACTTGATCACCATTATATGGTGCAGATTCATCATATCCAATAGGTGCCTCAGTGAATGTAATAGTAGATCCACCATCAAAGATATAACCTTCTCCAGGGATCTGGAGAATATCATTGATAAAGACAAGTAATGCTGCTTGTACGTCGATTTGAGATCCTTTCTTAGCACGGATAGATGTTCTAACTCCATTAAAGACTAATGGGAATGCAGTTCTATATCCGTTAAAGAGAGTGCTTATATCGTCAAATCTCTGGAAGTTTCCAGGAGACCATCCACTGAACTCATCTCTATAGGTTTTTTGTACAGTGAGTGTAAACTCAACATGACCAATACCAGAATCACGAGGTATACTACCAATACCACTTCTTGGAATAGTGAGAATGTCTCCTTCTTTATATCCAAATCCATAGTTAACAATGTTGAAATCGACTACCGTAGAACCTTGTCCTACAGTTATATCAACAACTAAACCTGTACCAACTCCACTATTATTAGGATAATCATTAGAGTATATCAGTGGAATATTTGAATATCCTGAAGGATGATCAAGTAATATTGTTGGAGGATTGGTGCTGGCATATCCAGTTCCTGGAGAATCCAGTCTTGTACCAATAACATGACCATCAAATACAGTTGCAACACCAATAGTTGAAGATGTTCCTGTTACTGGATTGTAAGCACTGACTAATATTTCAGTTTGATACCACTCTCTATAACCAGCTCCAGTGTTACCAATAGAGATCGCTGTAATCGCCCCAGAAGACACTGTGGCGGTCGCTCCAGCACCAATGAGGGGTTGATACCCACGAGACTCTGTTGATCCAAGAGAGACTATTATACCGCCTCTGGGGATGTTGTTTGTATTGTTGTCATACTTGACATTATTATCAGTTCCTTGGAAAATAGCAGTGGTTATTCCAGAACCCTCAACAAGTTCATAATCACCACCAATAATAACTACATCATCTGCTCTTCTTGGTCCTTGGTAGATGTCTCTGACCAGAATAATACCATTATCCTGAGCAACGTTTGTAACGTCATTTCCTTCAGATTTTAATCTAAAGGAAGTTGTGATGCCATTGAAATCTGTTGAGATATCGTCAAATATTACATTGTTAGCGTATGGTTCAATATTACTACCCTCTTCGGAAGTTTTTGTAAAAATTCTTCCGCTAAAGGTACTATGTGTAGTGACTCCAGTCCAATCTCTTTCATCTACACGTCCACTGGTTGTGCTGAGAGGATATGCGCCGAAAGGTGCTGCAGCAAAGTGAAGTTGGTTATCCTGAATATTATAGTTACCTACAATCTTGGTGATACCATCTCCACTTTGGTGAGTTCCCAGTCCAGTTCCCATCCAAGGTCTATTAACAATCAAGACGTTGGTAGTTCCAACACCAACTGTTGCAACTCTCATGATTTCATTGTTGACCTTAAGAAGATCGCCAGCAAAAACTGAGGTTATACCACTGAGTGTAATACGATCTGTGGTTGGTTGAACTGTCTCTACAAGACTCATCGTAATTGCAGAACCTGCAATAGGCGATTGAATCATGGTATCAAGAGCAACCAAACCTTTTGTATTCTGTTTGCGTGCATCAAATCTGTGAACAGTTCCAACACCAACAGAGGTAATATCTAAGACTGAGGGTGGTACTGATAATGCTTCTGATGCACTAGCAGCAACTTGAACATCAAGTTCATTCAGTTTGACAATGTAAACTGTTGATGGAAGTTTATCTGTAGAAACACCTGCAATAGTAGTGGTAGCAATACCAACAGGTTCTGGTAGAATCAGTCTATCTGCAGCAGTATAAGTAACTTCTTCGCCAGTTACAAAGAAGTTTTCTGGTATTCTAAAGGTATTATCGGTAATACTTACAACACCAACTGCACCTGGATCAAATACTCTTCTAAAGATTGGGAGATTTCTATGAGTGAGTTCAAATGATCTCTTAACATCATTTTCCGTACCAAAATATTCTCCAGCACCTGTTTGAATCGTACCATTATTGAGATCTACAGTAGTTACTCCATTTAGAGGATCTACCAGTCTCATTGCATTCTGGAAGATTCTGACTTCCATATCAGCGTCTGGATTTGGTTCAAATGTAATCTGAACTTCATCGCCAGATCTTCTTATACCAAACTCACCAAGAGTGACCATCGTGACCAGTTCACCAAACTCAGTGATGTTGGTAAACTGATCATTGTTGGCAACCATTAACTCAGAAACCTGAGAGTAACCGTTTGTGAGATCTTCTACAGTAGCAATGTAATATCCACCATTATAGATTCTGGCATCATACGTTGCCACTGTATTTTCTATTGGTGAACTTGAAGATCCGATAGAGGTATAGTTGGAATCAATGATAGCAGTATTGAGAGTTGTTGTTCCAACTCCTGTTGCCGAAGTGTCTCCAATAGAGACTCTAAGAATATCAACTGTTGCAGCAACACCTGCAAATGGGTGGAAGTTGACAATAATATTATCAGTTCCTGAAGAATCTCTAAATCCAATATGAGTGATACCATATTCATCAAATGCAGATCCATTAGATGTTGGTTGCTCAATCTGGAATATTGTAGATGATGTTCTAGCAGCAACAGGAATTGTCAGAGAGTACTCTCTCAATGGAGCGGTAACATCATTTGGTCCAATAATAGTACCGATACCAATAAATGTGGTCCCGCCATCAATACTGTAGTTAAGCACTAAAGACTCATTTCTACCAACAGCATCCATTGGTTCTTCGCCACCATTATTATCATCACCAGCAAGACCAGTTAAGACAAAGGTATCTAAAGTTTGTACATCAAGTGATGTTGTAATAGCAACTCTCTTGTCTGTGCCAATTCCTGTATCTCCAAATACTTTGAGGTGTGTTCCAATCGCAAATCCGCCGTTATTGCCAATACCTGTTCCATTAGGTGCAGTAGCAAATCCAACCAAAGATGTGAAGAGTGCAGTGCTAAGACCAACAAGATATGACTGAGTTGTTGCAGCACCACAAACAACACTGTAAGTTCCAAGACCAACGCTACTTGCGTCATCACGGGAGTGTGAGGTTAACTGTGCATATTCAATAGCATCAATCTCTCCACAAGATCCATTACCATCATGAATAATGGTAAACTCATCAAACTCATAGCGTTGATCATCGGTTTGTATATCAATCAGAAGTTTTGATGCTCTATAGGTATTTGCAATAGAGACGATAGGAGTTACAACACCAGTTGGAACATCTTTAGTTGTTGTTCTTATTTCAGAAACATTTCCCAAAGATGTGTCGCCAACTCCAGAGATACCATCTTTCAGACCATATGCAGCAAAAGTTACATCAAAGTTGTTAAATCTAAACTTCTCTGGGAAGAACAGAAGTCTTCCATTACCGTTAACAATATCAAAGTCGAAGTAACCCATGTCTTCGACAGTTTCAACCCTTGCATATTGGTTAAGATAACCAAACTGATCATCGTGAAGTACTGAAACAAAAATGTTTTCTCTAGTTTCTGTAAATCTTCTATCACGAACAAAAAGGAGATACTTCCTAGCACGGAAACTTGTGAGTGGGAACTCATCAATAACTGAGAATCTTGTAGGTCTTGGTCTGTCATTAAACTGATCACTAATATCATCAATCATTAAGACTCTATTACCAATCGATTCAAAATAATCTTGGAGATCTCTTGTTTTTAAGATAATCTCATCAGAACGAACCTCGTCATTAATAAAGATATTGTTTTCAGTTGCTAAATCATAATCGTTTACACAGTTTAGATCAATTAACTGATCAATATTGGCAATACCTAAGAAGTCTCCGTCATTTTGATCTGTCGCAATACCAGTTGTAGCACCAGCAGACACCAGTTGTAGATCACTGAACTTCTTAAATCCCGCAGTATGATCTAGAGAGCTTACAGCATTATCCCACTTCTCAAGATCAACTTCAGACTTAACAGAATATGAGAAGTACTGGTAGTAATCATTATCATGCAGTCTTTGGAGATCAAAGTTGACTCTTCCAGTATCCTTTAAGAAACCATTTTCTACAATGCTGGTTCCTCCAATAACGTATGATGCTTTATAAGTTTTATTGCTTTCAATCGTAGCAACAGAACCACTCGTTTCCCCTCTTACAATATCTCCAGTCTTAAATGTTGAATCTGAGGTTAATCTTACATTTAGATCATCTCCTCTAAAGTTCCAACTTTCAACTAAACCTTCTTTTAGACCAGAACGTACAATTTCTCCCTGGATAAACGTATTTTTCCTAAGAGTGACTGCAAAGATTGGGAAATACTTTTGAGGTATTACTCTACCAGCAGAGTTGCTAGAGTCAAAAACTCCAGGAACTCTTCCATCAGTTAAATCTCCATCAAGACTATACTTGATGGTTGGATTTGCTCCGCCAATATTAGGATCAGTCTCGGTAACAGTGAATAACTTATAGTTGTATTTTTCAGAGTTAAACCCTCTTCCAGTGCTTCCAACTCCAACACTGACGTTTTCTACGTAGATTTTATCACCAACTTCAAATGGGAATGTACTTGCAGTGCTGTAACCAACAGTCTTTAAGACAATCTCAACAGTTTTCTGTCCACTATCATAAGTGATGGAACTAATACCAACACCGTTAGTGTTATTTGTTGGAATAATAACTGGAGTAATATTATAGATCTCTGTGCTGTTTTTATTAATGGTGACTGTACTATCACCCAACTTATATGAGAGATCAACATCAACTACTTTTCCAGTATTACCATCGATAAAAATAAGATCTGGTGCAATACCATATCCTACACCTACAGAACTAATACCAATTTTTTCAATTGCTGCTAGTGGTTCAAGTTTTAATATCTGAGGGACACTAATAGAAGGTCTAAGAGTATTATCTGATGGATAATCAAATCCAATGTCATTAATACAATAATGATCAACTTTACCAATACTAGAGGACTCTGCCTCTAAGATAGCACCTCTACCCCAAGTAGATCCAACACTTGTTATCGCAGGAAGCAACTCATAGTTTTTACCACCACTGCGAATATTAATATCATTGATTGGACCAATAGCTCTTCTAGAGTTAGTGCTGTAAGTCATTACAGCCTCTGAAGTATTATAAGAATCTTTCTCGGGTTTCAGTAATACATTATATTGAATCGTGTCTGTTGTAACTCCAGTGATTCTGTGATTTCCACTATAACCGCTAGAGGTAACGATTATTGCATTGTTATTTGGAATATTTTCATCATCTACAAGAACCTCTCTAAAGGGTTCTGGGGTTTCTGTTATATCTACTGGTGTTAATCTATAGTATAAGTTTTTAGGAAGATAATCTGAAACTAAAATGGATATTTTAGCACCAGATGTTCCTATCTTACCAGAAGATGTAACTTCAAAAACATCTGTTTGCGTAGATGAGAAGAACTTGTTTTTGAAGTTTGCATCAGTATACAAGTTAAACTCAAATGCAGGATAATCAATAGATCCTCTCTTGTATGAAAGAGATGGATCAGAGAGATCAAAGTCAACCGTTTGATTCTTGATTAATGCTATTGGTGGGTTAACTGGTGAAACACTACCAAAAGTATTGGAGATAAGATCAACTACGGTTGGAGTTGGTTTGGTTGCATTATGGTAAGAAGTTGCAAGTTGAATCCTATTATAATCTAGAACAGTAACATAGAATATACTATTATTTGGAATAGCGTCAGCGTCAACAATGATAACGCCAGTAGAAGTTGCTCTCAGTGTAAATGGTCTTTCAACTTCTAATGGTGATGGGAATATGGTTGTCTCACTAATAACAGTATCCTTTAAAATAACTCTATCAGAAGAAGACAGTGCAGACACATAAACTACTTTTTGTCCTGTTACGAATCCATGATTTGGAATTTCGATAATATTATCTAAGAGATCAACTTCTGCTCTTGTAAAAGATTTTTTAGGTCCAAGAACTCTCCGCGTTTCTTCATTATAAGAAAGTTTCAGAGTTGTAGTAACACCAGATAAAACATCAATCTTCAAAGATTCATTAGCAACTAATGCATGAGTAGATGCTGTTGAAACTGTTACAACATTTCTATTGATTGATCCGCTGATAGTATTTGAATATTGAGTTGTAAAGTTGTGCTTTTGTCCAGAACCAAGATTAGTAAAGAATAATAACCCACTGCTGGTTGAACCAATACCAACAAATGTTCCATCAACTTTGGCAACAGGATTTGTAGCAATACCAATGATGTCGTCACTTATCTTTGCAGCATATAAAATATGCTGACTAGAGAGTGTAAAAGTATTAATACCAACAACATAGTCAGTTGCAACTACAGTGTTTCCATCAATTACGGTTCTGGCACTTTGTGCCAGAGATACTTTTATAGAATCTCCACCTGAAGGGGTATAAACCAGTTTATCATTAGTTTCTAATCCATGATTTGGAAGATAAATCTGTTTCTCAGACAGAGTTACTGCAGTTACTCCTGTTCCTGGATTAGAAATACTTACAGTGATTGCTGAAGATATTCCAACAAAAGTAACTACACCAACGTTGATCACACTTACAAGGTCAGTTGCACCGAAACCAGCAGCTGCAATAGATTCTGTTGGGTTAAAGTAAATCTTTTTGTTTGCCTTCAGATCAAGTTTTTCCGAATATCCAACGTTAACAAATAATCTTCTTGGCGATTCAAATACAAAGGAAGACGCACTATGTGCCAGTCCAACCGTGCCATCATAGTTTCTTTCAACTCTTAATCTGGATGACTTCTCGTCTACATTTAAGACTCTAACTTTTTCATCATTTATTGTATAGATGTCATCTGAACTTATATCAGATATCTCACCAGATACACTTACAAAGGTTACTATACCCGTTGTAGAGGTGCTTCCAATACCTGACCTCAATACGAGGGTATTTTTTGGAACATTTATTGAGAAGAATCTTTGTAGATTTGTATTTGTTGTCGATAAACCACTTATAGTTACCTCATCTTATTTAATAAATCCATGAGGATCTTGAGCATAACCAACTAAAACTCCAGTAGATCCAGATTGTCCAAACTCAACTCCAGTAACTTGAGTTGTTGCAACACTAACTCCAGTTACAGTAACACCATCAACTCTAGAAACTTTGGCTGTAGCTCCTCTACCACTGGTCTCCGTATTATCAAACTTTACCCTATCATCTACTTTATAATCTAAACCTTTGTTCTTAATCTTAATAGATTCTACTTTTCCATTTTCAACATCATCAATTGTGCTATCATGATCTTGAATAGTTGTTGGATCAATATAATACTCATATCTTTGAGTATCTGAGTTGTTGTTATATGGAGTAGTATTTCTAATAAGTTTGTTTCTAACTAAATCAAAGTCATTCTGATTGGATGTTTTCTTAAAGTTAAAATCAACTGGAGCAGATCTGTACTCATCACCAATAAAGTATGGGAACTGTGGAAGTTTATATCCTTTAAATGGACCAACAGATTCCGCTGGACCATTTGAAACTGTAGCAAAGTATGCATAAGTTCCATTTGGATATTCTGGAGTTACACAGAATCTTCCATTGTATTTGTCAAGATCTCCATTATTTGTAAACAGGTAATCATCAATCAAAAATCCTTTAGGGAACTTTGCTACTGGAGGACGATCATCTAGAGTATTTCTTTCATATCCAGAGACCATTGCTCTGACAATACCACCATCTGGTTTGTCATATCCATAAGGACCATATATTGGATTGCCATCATATGCCCAACCAATGATTGGTGAGTGATTTTTGGATGCAATTTCTGCAGAAGATACAGGATCAATGATTAGGTCAGGAACAAATACCTGAGTGTTTAATCTTGTTATCTCTCTATAAACATTCTGCCTGAACTTTCTAGGTGCGTAAATGTGACAATACTGAAGTCCATAATCTGGATTTAATCCTTCAGTAAGATATCCATCATCATCTGTAATGTTTGGAACGATCAAAGATCTTTCAAACAGATTTATTACCCAGTTCTTAATTTCTGCCTGCAAAGCGGCTCCAGATCCCGCTGGTTGAACGTTAATACTGGTTTTACTATTTGTATAGTTATAACCACTGTTTGCAATGAATACATCAACAATAGAACCATTTCTGACGATAGGTGTTAACTCTGCTCCTTGACCGTCTCCAATAATATTAAGAGATGGGACAGAGTTATATCCAGAACCACCAGACTTGATAACAACTTCAATAATAGTCCCATTGATTACAACAGGTTCTAATATTGCACCAGAACCTCTGTTAAATGTAAACAGTGGTTGTCTATTATCTCCAATAATTTCACTACTACCATATCCAACGCCATTGTTGGACATTGTAACCGAAGTGATTTGACCTCTTACAACAGGCAACAACTTTGCACCAAAATCTTGATTAGAGAAAGTTGTTATTCCTATAACTCCATTAACAGTAACTTTAATAGGTTCGTAGTTGAAGACTTGAATACCTATTCCTTGGGAACTTATATTTACATACTGCTTAGTTTTAAAGTAGAAATCTTTTTCTTCGGTTGTACCGTCACCAAGAATAGAAAGTCTGAAACTGTTATCATTTACTTTGGTAACATAATAACTATTTCCATCTACCAATCCAGTTGGAGAGGTTCCCATTGTCGTATGAACAACAATGTCTCCATCAAAGTATCCATGGTTTATTACATTGATGGTGTCAGAATAAATGTTGATCTGACTTCTAGATGCATATACTGCTTTGTTTTTATATCCCGTTCCAGGGTTTGTGACCTTAACTTGATTGATTATTCTTTTTCTTTGCTTAGATACAAATGAATGAGTACCCTCTCCATAAGAAGTGATATTCACAGTGTTAATGCCAGCAATGGCATCTTGCATGGTATAATGAAGTTTTACATATGAAGAACTTTCTGTAGTAGAAACATAATACTCAGAATCCGTTGAAATACCGCCAACATTTGCAGCACCGTTTGTAGAATATATTACTGCTTCACCATTTCTAAACTTGTGGAAAGAAGAAAATCCTATAGTATTATTAGTCAGATCAACACGCAGTGCCTCTCCAAAAGCATTGAAGTTATTGACATGCTTCACAGTAATCATGTCAGCTTTTGCAGTTGCTCCTTGACCACCGCCACCAGTTATAGTGATTGTTGGAGTTCCAATGTAATCAAATCCACCATCTTCTACAAGGATATTTTCAAAAGAACCCTCTACACCAAGTAATCCAGTTGCACCAGTTCCAACTGGATCAGTTATCCCTAAAACAGGAGGATTGATAACATCATATCCAGAACCAGGAGATGTTACAATAATATTGTTGATCGGACCATAAAAAATAGAGTCTGAGGACTTATAGTTTAAGATCTCAACACCATTGACCAACATTCCAGTTTGACCAGGAGTTGTTTTATTAACAACTTGACTGTTTTCTGGGTTCGGAAACTTACGAATAAGGTTTTGAGAGTCTAAAGTTTGTCCAGAAAGACTAAAGATTTCAAACTTGTTATTGGTTACTGATCCATTGATTTCAATGAATACATTATTAAAGATATTTGCTCTGCTTCTGTAAATGGAAACTTCATTTGCAGATACTCTCTTTACAAAATATACACCTGCATCAATATTTAATTTGTTTGTTCCAGTCCCAGGAACATAAACAACAGAATCTCCAGTATATAATCCATGATCTCCGATTCTTACGACTTCAGCATCAGTATATGTTCCACTAAAAGAAATAGAACGATCTTTTACTTTTAACTCTTGCTTAAAGTATGCTGGAAGAGAAGGTGTTGAAATATAAAGATTATCGTTTAAATCTATGTAAGCATTTTGAACGTTTGCATTAATTTTATTAATGTTAGGGAAATTAGTGGCGGTTGCCTTTGTGAGATTTTTCTTTATTTCGTATGAGAGACTGGTATTGAGAGTTTGTCCAACTCTTACCTGGATTGTGACATCATTCTCAACAGAAGTAATCTCTCCCAGTGCAGTAAATCCGTTTTGTGCTACTATGGTGAGAATATCTCCATCAAACGCAGTTATTCTATCATGCGTCGTAATTCTAAACGTAAAGTCTGATGCATCAACAAGAACTATTGATTTTACATCATAAGTTCCTGGAATATTAAATACCCAGTTGTTTGACTTAGAATCATCAGTTCTTCTACCAAGAGACTTGATTTTTAAAGTATCTTTATCTTTAAGACCTGCAGTAGTAGTGTCAAATTCTATATCCGATAAAACAGCGCCAACACGAACTGTGATTGGGTTAGTTTTTCCTGGACCTTCATAAGCGTATGCAAATACGTTATCTCTTATAAAAGTTTTGGCGAGAACATCTGGAACATTTGAGCACTCAAAAAACTGGTTCAGAGATTTTGAACCATAGGTAACTACAGTAGGTGTTCCAGTAGCGTTATTTAAAACAATTGTTCCCGAAGTAGAAAATCCTACTGTTGAGTCAACATCAAGAACACTAGAACCAGCAGAAACTGCTGTAATAACCTTAGTTTTTGGATGAACCTTAAACTCTCCAAAGAGAGATCCAAATACGTCGATATCTTTGTCATAGTCAAAGTCAAGACTTAACTTATAATAATCCCTTGAGTCTCTAGAAAACTTTTCAACTTTAGTTACAGAACCGCTTGCCTCTTCATAGTTGGAAGATTTATCTTGAAAGAGAGTCCTATTCTCTAAGTTTAGAGGATCTCCAGTAATAGCTTCTACAACAAGATCCTTAGTAACACTATACTGAGCGTTTGATGGTTCAAAAAGATTATCTCTTGGTTTTAAAACTTCTACGTCCTTTCCGTACAGTGCTCTGAACAGAATCTCAAAGGACTGATCAGTTCCTTTGGTTTCATAAAAATCTTTAGACTGCTTTATAAAGACATTCTGATTAATACCCGAATATAATGTTCTATCTTCAAACCCTGGAGTAACCTGTGCTTTAGTCTTTCTTAAAAACTGATCTAAGAAAAGAACACTAAGGTTTTTTACTGTTGCACCACTAGTATGCTTACCAATAGCAGTATCAGAAAAAACTAAAGAGTCTGGTTTATTTTGACTTTTATATGATGTGATGCCAGAAAAACCACGAACACATCCAGTAAACGATGTAGAAGTTTTTCCTGTATATGTGATAACCTCAGAGTTAATCTGAATCAATCCATAGTTATCTGGAAACCCTGTAGTATCTTCAACCTCAACAGTATCATCAAATCTTGAGACGTTAGATGTCAAACTTGTTTCAAAGTTGAGATTAGTCATCTCTTCAACCTTGACATACTTGTCAATGTTATGAAGGATATCTAGTGTACCACTTTGACTATCAAGAGATCTATAATATTCTTGTAAAAACTCTGCTACGCGAGGAAAATCCTCCCTTACAAATGCAGGAAGTTGGCTCTCGATTACCGAACTGATTTTTACTCTTTTTACCATTGTATTTTACTTTCTAACTAAGCCTCTAGTGGAGTAGCTTGGGGTTATTACATATTTTGATCCAGAAGGATAACTTCCAGAAGAAATCTCATCAGAAACCATATCAACTGTTGTATTAGTTATATCAAGTTGCAGATAGAGATCTTGGAGACCAATAACATCATTAGATACTGGAGGTGCTGATATCTCAATAATATCTGCACCTTTTACTACAGAAGATCCTATTATATTTACAGGATTCAAAAGAATCTCTCCTTTTTCATAATCAATGATTCCCACAGATCTTCTTATGACTTTCACCTGATCATCTGCAAGAAGTCTGAAGAAAAACAGTGATCCAGTTTTTTCATCAGCATTTGGTGTGTCAGAAAGATATACTGTAGAGTTTACACCCGCAATACGGAATCCAGAAGAACGAATATTGTATCCTGTCTTTCTATTTACCCTGATTGGATTACCATAACAAATTTCATATTCTGAAAACTGATTAAGTCTTGGGCGCATATCTCTACGCATCTCAATCGTGGTTATATTTGATGTAATAGACTCATGTGAGTTATCAATCAAACTTCCAAGTTTACTATATTTCATTCTTGCACCATATCGATTTAATTCAGTAGAATCGGCATATGCTTGAAGATTCTCTTTTACGATTGCAAGAACATAGTTGGCACTTGGTGCCATATTTGGATTGTAATAGACTGAAGTATCTAACTCCAGATACAGATACTTAAGATCGGTGATTTCTGGAAGAATACCTGCAACACTATACTTTCTAAGTTGCTTTACAAGATTTTGTTTGACTCCTTCTGGAACAAATGGACCGAAGGATGGTTTGATTGTAATAAAGACCTTTCCATACTTTGGCGGATCGAGTTCTTCACCACCAAAGACTGATACAGATTCAGCTTCTGGATAGATCTGGGGAATAAGTGCTTCATAATCTGTTGCCGTTACTGCACGGTTTTGTGATGCGTAAATCTTTGGTGCATACTTCTTGATTGAAGCAATCGATTCGATCTTAGAACCACCTATTGCATCTTGTTCCGTTTTGATTAAAGAAGTTGCTTCATTTACGACATTTCCATCATTATCTAATAACCTACCACTAAAGGCAAATGAAGATGCACCATTGACATCTTCTCCGTGAGTGACATTATAGTTAACTGTGACGGTAGCAGGTGATTCTAACTTCTTACCAAATACTCCATCACCAAAAATCAGTTCATAACGCTCATCTTCAATTTCTTGTATGAAAAATACTCTCGATGTATTAGTTACATCAAAAAGACTATTTGCAAGAGTATATGTTACTGCCTGAAGAGGTCCAGTGCCGTCTTCATCAATAGATACCCGAATAGAAGATGTGTCAATATTTGGGTTATCAAGAATAAATCTTTGATTTGGATTTGATGCACTTACTGTATATGTTTCAGTTAAGTAAGTGCCCTCAGATATTTCAATATCAGTAAATACAGCGAGATCATTCTCTACAGGGACGGTAATGTCTGCTGGTATGGTGAATGTATAGGAAGTGTTCCCCGTCGCCCTTGTAGTGGCAACTACGCCCCTCTTAAGAGTGATCTGAACAGGGTTTGTTGATAGGTTTGCAGTGCTGATAGTGAAAGTGATTCTTGCTTTTGCTCCAGTTTTTGATCTGGGGACATATCCGATGTTTCTTGCGAGTGAAACAACGTTTTCTCTAAGTGTTGCACTATCAATAAACACTTCATTGCTAACCATGTTAGCATTGTAAGCACTAATGTAAGTATTATAAGCAAGAGTATCAATCAGGATCGATAAGTTAGATCCCTCATAATCAAAATCAGTGAAATTTGAGTTTGCTCTCAAATAATCCTTGATTTGTGTTTTTATCTGGTCAAAATCCAGATTTGTAAAATTTACTAGTGCCATTTATCGAACCGACTCTAATGCAAATGTGAGTTCCTGAAGTGTTTCTGGTCTACCTACGATTTCGTATTTTATTTTACACTCAACGATACTTGAATCATTGTCATGCAGAACAGACACGTCTCTGATTGTTATTCTTTCTTCATAACGATTCAATATAAAACGAATCTCATCCTCAATGATGTTAGCGGTAATCGCATCAAAGTTTTCAAATAGTGCGTCCTTTACTTTTGTACCAAGATCTCTATTAAAGGGTCTCTCAGCAATCTTAGTCAACACTAAATTGCGAACAGCACGAGATATTGCACTTTCATTTGTTAATGCAACCAAATCATTGCTGATTGGATGCTTTCCAAACGAAAAACTAATATCTTTAAAACCGCGACTGACTCCCTCTAGAGGCATTTAGACAAAATACTATGATTCTGTCTTATTTAGACGCGGTTTTTTAGAGTTTAGTCAATGAAAGTCTCTGTAGTATCAAAGAATCCTTCATTACTTTGTTGAGTTTTCACTTTTTTACGATTTTTTGCCATTTTTAGGTATTTTTCACTCTCAACTTCAGTGATAAGAGTCATTCCAGAGTTGATAAAGTCACTTCCTTTGTCAACTGAACCGTCTAAATGCTTTGGATGTCCCATTTTTTCCCTTTTTTGTTATTTATTGAGTGTCAAGAGGACGATCCTCTTGTGATTTGTACATATCTTCTGCTGTTTCTTCTTCTCTTTCGCGCTCTTTCGCAGTTTTCCAGAAATATTCGTCCTCACGACCCATTCCAAGGCGCTCAAAACCATTTTCAACACTGTAATATTGTGTTGATACCTTAAAATCAGGCATCTTAGGATCAACAGGTGTCAAACTATTGTCAAAAATACGCATTCTGTTGTTAGGATACAGTGCATATTGACCATTTTCAAGTTCAATCAGG